AAGTAAAAAAGACTAGAAACGTTACAAACAAAGCCATTCGACAGAATGGTTTTTTTGTTGCGTTATAAGAAGTGGAAAAACACTTGACTCTCTCATGGTGTAGGCGTATGCTGATTACATACCACAAAAGACATGACAATCAAATATAATAATGAATTAAAAATGTTTGTTGGTTTCGATGGTAAACGCAACTATTACGGAGCAAAAGCATGGCAAGTGATAGTACAAGCGTACAGTATCAAAAGTAGTACATTACAATTAAAAAAAGGTACAGATAAAGCAACAGCAATATATAACACTAGATTGATACTAGGTTAGTATAAAGCCTTTGCCTCTTAGTATATATCTATATTACACGGTAGATATATCCTTTCACTAGGGGGCAAAAAGCTCTATATTAAAATAGAGTATTAAATAAATAATTAAAAATTAATATGGAACACTACAAAAACGAAAAAAATGCGGTGGTGCTAGCGATAGCGGAAAGTGTAGAAAAAGACCACGTATTTAAAACCCTTTCGGAAGACGTGCAAATTGTAATTATTGAGGCTTTATACTCCTCATATAAAGACGGGTGGAATAATGCAAAGATATTATTAAAAAGAAAATAAAAAACCTATTATGAAAACAACAAAAAAGACGGTTTACATCACACGTAACGCATTATTTAGAGATTTTTCTATGATTTTGTGCAACAACATCACTGAGGCTGATGAGTCATTTATTGATGATAATATGGAGCTTTTTTATGCTGAATGTGAAGTTTGCAATGGAACAGGTGAAGTGCCGACCGAGGCATCAGGAAACCCAAACACTGACACAATGGAATATAAACAATGTGAAGAGTGTTATGGAGAAGGACGGCACGCCTTGGAAGCGTACCAGTACTTTATTATCAACGCGAACGAGTACGAATTATTACGCCTTAGAGAGTATGGTGTGAGAGTGGGGCACAGTAAACTACTTGACTTGGATATAATGCCTATATATGACTGGGGTACAGGTTGGAGTGCATTCTCATATAGAAAAGAAGTAGATGCAGATTATCAATTGTCACATGATGAGACTTTAAAAAGAAATACAGTATACTAGTATGAATAATATACTAATCACACAAATGATAGCGAGTGCAAAACGTAACATCGAACACAACAAGCTCAAAGCTCAATACGCGGTATTTGTTGCCGAATGGAACGCTACCCATTCAATTAGCAAAGCTCCCTCATTTACTAGCTGGAAAGCTAACTATAGATAACATGAGAAAAGTATACAAAGAACTAACACCAGACCAGAAAGCACGCGGAGTTATATTTTCTAGCGAGCTTGTTGGAGGTGGTAAGGTACATGAAGTATTTGCACATGGTGAAGATTGTGACAAGTTAAGTAATAGTGTTAAAATAAAGAGGCTGTTAGATGATAGTTTTTTTAACGGTTCACATTACAAATATAACTTAATAAGACAATCACTACAAGGCGCACGAATGTTTATCACTAAAAATACAATATAACTATGAATAAAAAACTATTGACACTCGAACAGATACAAAAGAAGTATAAAGACGTATATATTGAAGTAAAAAGAATACTCGACTACGCAAGCGGTGATGTTATGTTTGAAGTACACAAAACAAGTAAGACTATACGAGAAAACATGACACTCGGACAAGATGTAGGCACCAACTTAGCATATAGACGATAAACTTATGAATAAAACAGAACTCGAAACATTAAAAGCATTATTGGAAAAGTTTGTATCACTTGATTATTTTGGGATGGGTGAAATGAATGAGATTGAACAAGTACGCACAGTGATTGACTTAGTAGACGGCGCAATTGAAAACGAAATAGACGAAGAATAATACCATGAAAAAAACAACAAAAGGCTTACAAATAAATAGCACAGTTAAGTGTCCATTATGTAAAGAGGGGAGCTTAGACTATCATTATGCGAACGTACACTATTGGGTGTGCTCGGATTGTCCATTCGTGAGGTTTGAGTACTATAGCAAGGGAGACACACAACAACTTAACAAGGCATTAAAATAATATGAATAAAGACGAATTGGAACTATTTATCCCCCTTATTGGAGACTTAAACGACGTTAAAACAGCTATTGAAGCATTGGACATGCTCGGACTATCCAAAAAGGAACACGACAAACTGCGCACACAGATAGAAGATATGCTAGAAGATATCGAGCAAACAACATACTAACATGACATTACTATTTACAATACTCGGTTTCGGGTATATATTCTGGAAGATAGCCGTATGGTTGTTTACACCAAACTATTAAGAGAAACGCCTAAAAAGGGCGTTTTTTTGCGCCACATTAGAACACTTCACAGTAAGGAACATAGAGAACAGATAAGGATATAGTACTTGACTTCTGACGTTTCACGTGGTACAATTTGTTGTATGTTCAATCCTAAGGGAATAGAGAAAACAAAAAAGTACATAGAAACGCGTTTACAGGGTAAGAGTAAGCGTAAGAGTGCGTTAATTGCAGGATATAGCGAGAATACAGCACATGCACCTGTTAGAATAGAGCAGGGGCAGAATTACAAAGCGTTAGTGGAGACTATCAACGCTAATAATGTCAATTTAATGCAGATTATAGCTGAAAAGACACACGAAGCGTTAAAAGAAGGCATAAGCAAGACTGTTTTAGACGGCACTGTAGCATTAAAGAATATAGCGCAAGTATATAAATTACTCACTCCTGAGATACGTGTACGCGAGTCTCAAGACAAAGACGGCAATACAAAGCGCACTATCTGGGCAACAGGCAACACAATACCGCAAGCGTCAACCCCTACTGAAAATAACCCTGAATAATCAAGGATTTTTTTATTGTCTATTATAGCGTCGCACAATATATGTTGTACGACATGTTACACTCCTCATTATAGTGTAAACTTTACCCTAGCTAACATGTACACATGCCCTGTGACGCTCAAAATGGCACCTTAGAGCGTAGTAAATGCAAAAGATGATACTATATACCAGTGGCACTATATACGCTCAACCTGGGTCAATTTTGGAGGTCGCAGACACTACCCCACTACAACACAGCTTGACAGACGCGTCAAATGATTGTGAAGTTTGTATTTGATTGAGGGGGTGCCACCTTCCTGATAGGGGTAGGGCGTAAAAAGAGAAAAGGAGTCACTTAAAGGAAGTGTAAGTATATTATTTTACGCATATGACTTACGTATCTAATTTTCACTCAGTATACGTGTCTATTTTTAGCCTATGCTTATATGTGCACCATGATAGAATCGAACTATCTTTCCCTAGGGAACGGGTTTACAATCCGCTGTCAGTCCATCTGACATATAGTGCTTTATAACTAAACTGCTTAATATTTTAGTTATATCTCGAGTACATGACTAGTATTTAGCTGTCTATCTCTTCTTGTGTGTAATAAGTCTTTAGGTCAGGTAGTGGGTGCGTTTCATCAGAGCCTATAATGTCGAATGTGGGGTCATCCCCTTCATAGCCTGTAATAGTGGACATTTCCATTATAGCCTGTGAGAGCTTTTTATATTGTTCTGCGGTGAATAAGACCTGTGCGTACTTATTCGATTGGGGCGATTCTTCTATGAACGTGAGGAATCGGAGTTCATATAGCCCTTCTGTATTAAAAGGTACCATATTTAATCCCAATACCATCCTGAGTGCTTACCTACGTAAGTAAGGAGTTTAACTGATGATAATGACTCTGTTATGCTCCATGATTCTACATCATTCTCATACTCATCTATAAGTTCTATTGTTTTTTTGAATACTTTTGTTCTCTCTGGATTCAAATGTGCGTTTTCACTATTAACATAGTCGGTACAGAACTCTTTTAAAGCTGGCATTACTTGAAGGAAATAACTATTAAACCCCCAGTTTACTCGGTCATCATACCCCCTTACCACTCGTTGCCACGCCCACTTTATTTCATTTAACATATTAAAACATTTTTTTTAGTAAATTGTTATCTTTTAAAACCTGATATAATTGTTCTGCTAGGGAGTCCAGGAGAGTATGGTCGAGTTGGCTGTTTAAAGCGTGGAGTATTTCGTGTATAAGCGTTGACTCTTGGATACTCCTATTCGCATCAGCGTTTATAAGGATAACCCTATCGTTATACATTGTCTTTCCCAGCTCTTCCATTGTTTGGGAGAAGGTGAGCGTGTAATCGTGCCCACCTATCTTTAGGTGTCGCGTCAACGACTTCTTCTCCTTTTTCACGTCTTTTGTCTTCGCATTTTTCACAGTAGTCGTCATAAGTTATAGGGGTTTGTTTTTTACACTTAACGCATATCATGGGAATAGTATATACCTTTCTTTTTAAAATGTCAACTAGAGGGATGATTTCATGAGTTTATCATACAAAACCTTAGCTTCCTCAATCGGAATATTGTATAACTTTGAAAATTTTATATATTTTATGTCTGGATTCTCCACTGGTTCTGGGATTTCCTTTTTCACCGTTATGAAGTGTTTACCGTGTTTCAATCTACGCTTTATAAAAGCTACAGTCTTCTTTATAGACGTTACACCATTTATTTGTTTATGATATAATTCATGACATGATTCACATAGAACATATAAATCTTTACCTATATCCTCTCTTTGAAATCTGTCGTAAGTAGCATGGTGCACATGTAAACTTTCTTTAGAATAACATCTTTGGCATTTTTTTCCTTTTATTTTAAATACTTTTACTTTCACATTGTGCCACTCTTGTGATTTTAAATAAGCATCATAAACATCTCTACGTGTCATACTAGATATAAATAACCTTTGCAGGAGAACGAGTTATAACTACACGATAATCCAAATAAATACTGTATAATTTTACAATAGACTTTCTTCTAGCAGATATACGGTCAATTTCTATACCGTAACGTTTACCGTCTACTTCGTATAAGATGTCAATTCTACCAGTTCTACCGTCACCTCTTTCTGGAACTTTAAACTCACTTGTAACTTTACCTTGAAGGGAAGATTTAATTAAATTTGAAAATTCGCGCGAACTGAACCCTCCGTATTCTTTACCAACTATATTCTCTAGTTCCTTATCTAGTGTAGTTATCATGTTTATTTACTTTTAGTTATCTTTTGTACGCTCCCCCTACCCAAGGAACTACAGTGTTCTTTAGGTAGAAAAAGCTCAACTTAGGTTTATTTACTCCCAGCCACCCTTCGTTTCGCCAAATCGTGTATTTTAAGGACCCACGACAACTTAACCCCCTAGTCCATGAAACGTATTCAGTTGTATAAAAAATAAAACCCTCAGAGCGCGGCATTATTATACTTTTCAGTATAATTACACACCACTCTAAAGGTTCTCTTTATTATGCGGTTGTGTAGCAACGCTCACTGGATTTCTCCAATAGATACAAGTATATCACCTTCTTTTTAAAAAGTCAAGTACTTTTTTAAGGCTATTTCAGTAATTTGACAATACAATTCTCTTATGTTACAATGTATCAATTGACACACGAGCAGATAGTAACTAAAAAGATGCTGGAGAACTTCCCTTACTTTATATCAAGGGCTAATAAACTGTGGCGACTTGAGAATCTTTATTACATCGTTACGAAGGACGGTAAGAAGGACCTATTTAAATTAAACAGGGCTCAGAAGCATTTTCTTGAGAATTACATTTTAAGACCAGACCCTTACTATCGACACATTATTTTAAAGTCTCGCCAGCTTGGGTTTACCACTCTAATCAACCTTTTCATATTAGACGAGATTATCTTCAACCAGAATAAGGAAGGTCTTGTAATCGCCCACACTCAAAAGGACGCGACTGAAATCTTTAATCGAAAGGTAAAGTACGCTATTCGTAACCTTTACAGGGATATTCAAGATATCTTGGAGATGGACCAATCCAGGTCCAACCGTGTACAGTTCGTGTTCCCTGACGAATCAGTTTCAGCCTTCTCTGTTTCTAACTCAGGACGTTCTGGAACCTTTAACTTCCTCCACATCTCGGAATTTGCTAAACTCTGTAAGGCATACCCAGAAAAAGCTCGTGAAGTTATCTTGGGAACCCTACCTGCCTTGTCATTCGACTCATTCGCCTTCATTGAAAGTACCGCAGAAGGAATGAACGGTGACTTCTACGAGATGTTTGATAAATCATGGAAACGTAAACATTTAATAACCCCACAGGTTTCTAAGATTGAATTTTACCCTCACTTCTACTCCTGGACTTGGGATGATGCCGAAATGAAAAAGATTGAAGCTCCTATTCCAATTGAAAACATGGAAGAGTGTGAAATCAACTGGGGTGAGTATCAAAAAGATAATGAATTATCTGATATTGAGATTACATATTACTATTACAGATTCCAGCAACTAGGAAAAGATATAGACAGACTTCATCAGGAGTATCCAACGAACCACATGGAAGCCTTTATCGGTTCTGGGTCTAATTACTACAACCTACAAAAGATTTACGACTTCGATACTAAAGCTGATGATAATTACACACGGTATGATTATGTAAACGGTGAGTTTATTGAGAATGATAAAGGAGACTTATACGTTTACAAGAAACCAGAAGAAGGACGCAGATATGTAATAGGCGGTGACGTTGCAGAAGGGCTCCAGGACGGCGACTACTCTACAGCCTGTGTGTTGGGTCATGATAAGGAGATTAAAGCTCTCTATCGCGGTCACATGGAGCCAGACGACTATTCTAAAATGATTCAAGCTCTCGGAAGGTGGTATAACATCGCTCTCGTTGCCGTGGAGTTTAATAAAGACGGAAACTGGGTGAATACAGACATGCGAAACATGGGCTATCCTAACCTATACGTTCGAACTGTCATTGATGATATTACAAAGAACGAAACAAAGATGTACGGATGGGTGACGAATAAGAAAAACAGAGACTTCGCTCTTGGTGAATCTAAAAAACACTTCAACTCTACGGACATGGTGAACTGTAAACCACTCCTGGACGAATTAAAAACATTTATCCGTAATAAAAGAGGCAGACCAGAGGCGGCAAGTGGCAAACACGATGACGTTGTGATGAGTTGGATTATCGGTTTAGCTATCCTTCAAGGTAAACAAGACATTAAGGAAGAGAAAAAGGTTCTTATGTGGCACGATTTGGTATTTCCTAAGAGATTAACTTGACAAAAATGTCAAGATAGTGTATTATATAAGAAAATATGGCAGAAAAATCTACACTAGACTTCCTCGTAGCTAAAAAGAGGGAGATGACGGACTCAAAGTACCGTAAAACCTTTGATTTACTAGCAAACGAAATAGAAGCTAATCTTGTTGACACTCACACGCAACGTGAACGAATTGACGAGGCGGCTAAATCTTACGTATACATTCCAACTGTACGTTCAGATGGCTCTACAGACTTTGCAATCTTACCTCGTGTAAGTCAAATGAATAACGAAGGCTCACAAGTTCCTCGTTCAGCGGAACCTATTGCTTTCTCTAAGATTCTCGTAGCTGCTTCTGCGATTGCATCTAATCTCCCAGACGGGACTGCGGTTTCAATCAACCGAATCAAAGCTCGCTTCTACTACGAACTTTGGAAACGCTCATGGACTGTATCTGAGATGAACGGCTTTACTACCCTTGAAACTTCTGTTCAGAATTTACTTACTTACGGATGGACAGCATGGAGAGTTTTCCCTAAACAGATTATCGTTGACAAAACATACAAGGGTAAAAAGGTTAAAAAGATTATCTTTGATGACGTATACCGAGAACCATTAGACCCACGTAGAACATGGATTGGATTATCCTACAAGGCTTACAACAACGACAACCGTCCAGAGGTTCTTTACGAAATTGACATTACTAAAGATGCTTACGAGACTCTTAAAAAGACTCACGGTAAACGTAAACGAAAAGACGCTGACACTGGTGATGTTTCTATTGAAGGCTTGAAAGAAAACCCAGAGAAACAAAACACTCACGTTACTATTACATTCTACGAGGACCCTAAAGAGAATAAATACATCGTAGCTTCTGATGCAATTGTATTTTACGATGGTGAAATGCCAAACGAAGACGTTTACGGCTCAGTAGTTCTTGCTCATTGTTTCTTCAAAGACATGAACGACCCACATGGAGTAGGTCTATTTGAAATGATGAGAGGTAATGCATACCTTTACAACTACATCAACTCACTCAATGCTGAACAGGTAGAAAGTGAAATTCATCCTATCCTCTTTGGAATTGGAATGACAGGACAAGGAGACTTGACATACAAACGAAGTCCTAATCACATCAACCAACTCCCAGCAGGTGCAAAGATTGAGAAGATTCTCACTACAGGAAACACCACTCTTGGAATCAACTACGCTAACGCACAGAAGAAAAACCTTGAGGACAATACAGGTGTCAATGACATCGTTTCAGGTTCTAATACTGGTAACACTCTCGGTGGTACGGTAATCCTTAAAGAAGCTGCCCTTAACCGCCTCATCAAACCTCGCAACTCAATTAAACAGGCTCTTGAAAACGACTCATGTATCCTCTTCTCTCTCATTGAACAAGGACAAGCTAACGCACGAGAATTTACTTTCGCAAACCCAGATGAAGCTAAACTATTCTCTGAATTGAATCCAGAATTTCAACACACTCTCGGTGATTTAACTTTCAACGAAGAAGGTGTACCTAAACTTAAAGTATTCTCAAGTCAGAAAGTTCCAGTAACATTCGACTTCAATAAAGAAGGACTCGTTGAATCTGACTTCGAAGACCAGGAAGTGGATGAGTATGGCGACCCTAAATACTCTGTTTCAAAAGAAACCGCGTTCAAAACAATTCGAGAAGTAGAAGAGAAAGTTGGTTATGACCGCGTGTTGATTAAAATTGATACGAACTCAATGCTCGTACCTTCACAGGAAGTCAAGAAACAAGCGTCAATGTCTATCTTCCCTGTTATCCAGAACTCAATCCAGATTATCTACGGACTAGCTCGACAAGATGCAGAACAAGCGGTAGCACAGCTTAAATCCCTCACCCAGTTCCTAGAAATACAGAAAGAAAACATCTACGACTACATACCTAAAGAACAGTACGACAAAATAATGACAATGCAGATGGCTCCAACACCAGAACAGCAAATGATGCAGATGATGCAAGGAGGAGCAGTGCAGTCAGACGGAACAGATGTAGCTCAGCCTCAGAACCCACGTGAGATGTCACAAAGTAAAATGGATAGTTCATTCGATGCCTCAATGGGTAAAATGATGTCAGAAGAATAATATGGAACAATACAGAGAACAAATAAATCAAATATTCACTCAAGAAAATCTCCCTGTGATTTTGGCGGTGTTAAACCACATAAGACCAAAATATCTAGGACTCTGTAAAGATACAGAGTTCAGTACCATCGTAAACGTCGCCAAGTTAGATGGTATTCAAGAATTAGTGGCTGAATTAATACAATATGTTGAAAACCAAAAAAGGATTCACAACTAGCATCGAGAATTGCCAAATTGATGTAAAGTATTCGAAACAGGCAGAAAAGAAAGAGCTTATCAGATTCACAATTAAAGAAGGAAACACGTTTGAAATAAACTCAGACGCTCTTTTGGCTTTAATTACGTCTCAGTTTAAGACAAAGGAATTCGCGTTAGCATTAGCAGACACAGACGTTGCTAATATCTTCATGGTTGAGACGGAACGGTATATCAACGCCACGCTTGATAGAGATTTCAAGAAAGGTGAGAAAATATCTTTCCCTTTCAAGCACATGTACCCTTACGTGTTGGCTGCTGCTGAGAAAGCATATCACATAGCAGACCATGACGATAAGGTAAAGGAAGTGCCACGAGAGGTATTCGAGCAAACACTCAAGAACCTCGGTGACATAAACAAAGAATTTATTGAAACATTATATAAGAAAGAAATAACTAGCAAATAGCTATGAAAAAAGAAACACCTGTAAAGGTTGAATTGGAAAAAGCAGATAACGAACCTAAATATGATGGCGTAGAAACATATACGACCATCTTTGACGGAGCGCGTAGTCAGACATTCACAAAGAAAATCAATTTGTCTTCTGATGAAGCAGAGTCTTTCCTTAAAGGAAACGACCCTAAGAAATATTTTAGAAACGGTAAGATTTCAACATCAGTACCAAAGGCATTTGGAGAACTACTCCCAGATGACCGAGAAGAGGTACAGGTAATGAAAGC